ACTCCTGCTTCATGCCATAGTGCAGGCGCTTATGCACTGCACTCATGACCCGCGAGCCTTGCTCTAGGAGAGCCAGTGTGGTGCCCACAGGAGCTTGCTGATTGCCTTCCCCGACCTTCATGTCGGTGATCGTGGCAAAGCGCTGTCCGGCATCTACCACAAAGCCCAGAAGCTGCATCAACGTTTGATCCGGGCCCTTAAAGGGCAACGGCATCAAAGAGTCGCGGATCGCGCCTCCCGGAGCATCGACATCGCGGAATTCACCGGGTTGTAGGGGCTCCTCATCATCCCGTACCCGTAATCCCCGAGCCTTGAAGCCAGCAGGAAGATTAGAAAGAGTACCAGCATCAATAAGCTGGCGAAGAGCCGCCGTGGCCGTTCGGGACAGGCCGCCAATGGTATGGATAAGACCGAGACCATAGAATCCGAATCCCGGCAAAAACTTGTAATGGACGAAATATTGAATCTTTTGCTTTGTGTCATCTTGCTCGCCGTAATTACGTCGGATAGAAAGGATTTGTCCAGTGTCCTCACTAACCGTAACCACATAAGGTATTTTAATGCCTGTTGGTTCACCATCATCTCCGATTTCTTCAAACCCCGGCAAGTCCAGATTTACGTGGCACTCTAGCAACGTGCAGTCGTAATCAAGGTTGGTAGGCTCTACGCCACCAAGCTTGTCCATTTCATCGCGAACTTCATTGTCTGAGCCTTGCGAGGGATGTACCGGGATATCGCTGTAAAAACCCATGATTTGCCGTTTGCGCAAATCATTCATAGACATTTTTACTACCTGCGTAATGTTTTCGCAGGAATCAAGGTCCGTCGCGCCATACGGCACGACGATGTCTTGGGCAGGAACAAATTTACTAACGGCACGATCCACCGTTTCGTCGTAATAAACTTTCTTAAAAGTTGACCCCGCCAAAGGCAAATAAAACAACATCTGATCAAACTCGGGCGTGTACTCTTCCATCACATTAGTGATGTAGTAGTTCATAAATTCTTTAACCCGAAACGCCTGTGCTTCGGCTTCTTTTGTCTTTTCACCCATAATCGCCGTCCGTACAGGACCTGTGGGCGGCAAAAGCTCGTTAAATGCTTGCGCTTGGAACTGCGTGGCAGCTTCCGCCAAAAGCGGGTGTGTGACGCCTGTAGCGCCTCTAAAAGGCAATGTGCGCTCTTCGTAGGAATAACCTAAAAGATCTAGCCCCTTAGAATAAGCATCCTCCCACTCAGAACGGGACGATTTGTTGGCTTCAAAATCTCCTAAAAGATCAGAAGAAAGTTGACCAAGCTCTCTGTCGTCCAACTCCTCTGCCAAGTTGCGGTAGAAATCGCCACCGCCAATACCAGCAAGGGCCATCGGATCAAAGTCAACAGTGACGCCACCATCATCTTCCGCCTCAATTTCTATCCCCTCTGGCAGCATCTCATCCATAGAGCCGACAAAAGTGCCCGGAGCCGCAATTTCTATGTCCAACTCCATTTCTTCTTCCGTAATTTCGGGTTGCATGGACGTACCGTCCATTAAAGAAGAAAGAAGGGCCTTGTCATCGCCATTAGCCATTTATTTTGTCCTGTGCTTTTTCTATCAAAGCGGAAGCTCGCCTTAGATCATTTTCATAAGATTTGCGGCAATGTTCTTCTTCAAGTAAAAAAAATAAAAAATCAATGATTTTTAACATTTTACCCCAAAACCAATGATTCTTCTGCCTATAACTTCTGCCTGATATAGATTCGTTGGGGTTTTGGCTTAAAAATATGACAACATTGACTAGCTGAGAAAGTGCATCCCCACTGCGGCGGAGATAGGCACCAATCCTAAAAAACCAATCAGAAGAGTTACCAGTAACGCGCCACATAATAAAACTCCTTTTACCGCGTTAAAGGCTAGTTGCAAGTCACGACAACTTTGTTGTTTGAGTCTGTCGTAATGACACAGCCGTTAGCCTTTAGCATGTCCTGCATAATCAGGTCGCTTTTGTTGAGGTACCCAAGCCAATCCGTAGTGTTACCTCTGATGTTAATCATGCCTTGAATGCCCGTGTTCTCAACAGAATCAATGCCGTTGTTGCCGAGCGTGACAAGGTTTGTAAACCCGTTAGTGCCAAGGCCGTACAGATTGTTCATGCCGTTGGTTCCGAGGGTGGTTAGGTTATTCATACCGTTGGTGCCAAGCGTGGTCAAGTTGTTCATGCCGTTGGTGGCAATCGCCGTATTCGCATCAAACCCAGCGGTGCCAAGTGTTGTGAGGTTGTCCATACCTGTGACCCCAAGCGTTACCATGCCGTCCACGAACGGGGTATAGTCGATGTTACCCATCGCCTCATATCCGGCGGCGGCAGAGTCAGCAAACGCACCGTAAAGCGCTTGCTGAGTAGTGGCGTCAGCATTGATCCGAGCCAAATCTACTCGCGAGTTGTATCGCGCCATCGTCTTAGTGGAGTCGGTCTGCATCCACATCATCCCCAAATTACTGATTGGCGCGGCCAAAATACTTGCCCACTGAATCGCCTGAGATTGTTGCGGAATAGGAGTAATTGTCGGTGTCTGCGTCAAAGCAAGCGCCATAACAGCGGCTGACGCTGCCTGCCCATCTCCCGCCGCCGCAATAGCAGACAACGCATCAAACTTGGCTTGATTCGCCAAAGCGTTGGCTTCCGCCGTTTTCTGCACCGCTTCGTAATATTGAGAAGTTGTCGAAGAACATGCCGACAAGGTTACCGCACACAGCAACACAAGAATAAACTTCATGGTTTATCTCCTAACGTAAGGGACGTATGCGCCGACTCCGCGCTTGATATCAGATACATTAAACATGTTTCTCGCAACCGGGGCAAGGCTGCCTACTCCACCGCCCATGGCGTAGCCTCGTACAGCCGCCTCTTCTCGACGCTCTTCGTTTTGTTCGGGAAGTTCTTCGTTGTACTCTATTAGCTCTTCGTACTCATTCAACAGCTTAATAGCGGGAGATTCCTCTACACGAGCCCGAATGTACTGATCTTTGTATTCATGAGTTCCTTGGCGCGTGGACCGTGCGCCTCGGTCCCATTCCGCTCCAAATATCTGCGCACCGACTCCGTGTCCCGGATTGTCTCTTTCAAACCGTAAAGAATAACGAAAATCATCAAGGGCTTCGGAGCCGGTTAGTGGTCCTTTTTCCTTAGAACTTTGACTGCGAAGCGTGTTAACTAATTGACGTTCATCTAAAGCGGTCAAAAAATCCGCAATTCTAATTTGTCTTTCGTTTAACTGAGGGAATTGTCTGTGCCGATATTCATGAGCGAGGGTTTGGGGGGTGGCGTGTCTATCAATTGTGTTCACCGTTCCAACTTCTGGAATTATGGTTAGAACATCCGTGGTATCGTCTTTTGACTTATAAAAAACATGCTTGGGATAATCGTCCGCAAAAGTGCCTTCGGGATATTCTTTATTTGGACGCAGATAAAAACCCCTCAAAACATCGTATCCGGGAGCGGCGTTAGGTAGCTTGTGGTAGCGAGAAATAGACGGATCAATGTCCGCCGCGTAGTTGCTCTGCGCAGCGACTTCAATAGCAAACTCATTGTCAAAAGCTTGCTCTCGGAGTCGCTGACGCTCTAACGCCGCCAGAAATTCGGGTTCTTGCTCGGCCACTTAGCCCGCCATGGGCATGATGCCCTGTTGCATCGTGGGCGCTGGTCCGGGGCCCATAGGCATTGGTCCGGGGGCCGTGGGCCGTGGTTGAAGTTGTCTTAACGTGCGTTTTAGCGCCGCGGCCCTCCGCTCAGGAGACACGGCGTCTTTGATGGGTTCTTTGTTTTTCATCAAAAACGACTCAATACCGTCGCCCGTAGCTTTCATGTTTTCTTTTATCAGGCTCACAATACCGCCATTTGCCATTTGCGCGGGCGGAGGAGTGCCTTCCGCCGCTGCCGCAGCGGCAGCCGCGGCAAGTGCCTCCCGTTCACGGGCGGCGGCAATCGCGGCTTGAATTACTTCAGGGCTAATCCCCATGAAGCCTGATCCAAAAATACCCGAACCTGTATAGGGCGAAGTTGAGGCAGTGGAAGAGGAGGAACCCGACGCGGCGGCTCGCTGTGCGGCGCGGCGCTCAATTTCTCTCTCTACCTCATTTTCAAAAGCAGGCTCCGCATCACGTTGTTGACCTCGTTGAGCCATAAAAGCCCCAAAATCGCCAAAGTCGGGAAGATCCACGCCCAAGGCAGAGGCTATTCCTTCTGCCGGAGGTGG